CAACTTGACTACCTTAATCTCTATAAGAAATTTACTTATAAAGCACAAGAATCCTATCGTCTAGACTATATTGCAAGTGTTGAGTTGGGACAGAAGAAACTGGACCACTCTGAGTTTGATACTTTTAAAGACTTTTATACTAATGGTTGGCAGAAGTTTGTAGAATACAACATTATTGACGTGGAACTTGTTGACCGACTGGAAGACAAGATGAAACTGATTGAGTTGGCAATTACTATGGCATATGACGCAAAGGCAAATTATGCTGATGTATTCTCACAAGTTCGTATGTGGGATACGATTATCTACAACTATTTGAAAAAGAGAAATATTGTAATTCCACCTAAAGAAAGGTCTGAAAAGGATTCTAAGTATGCTGGTGCTTATGTAAAGGAACCAATTCCTGGAATGTATGATTGGGTTGTTAATTTCGATTTAAACAGCCTATATCCTCATTTGATTATGCAGTTTAATGTAAGTCCCGAAACTCTTGTTGAAGAACGTCATCCAACAGTAACTGTTGATAAGATTCTCAACCAAGAAATTACATTTGAACTTTACAAAGACTATGCGGTGTGTGCTAACGGTGCTATGTACCGTAAAGATGTGAGGGGATTTCTTCCAGAATTGATGGATAAAATTTACCAGGACCGCATCATCTACAAAAAGAAGATGCTTGCTGCCAAGCAGGAATATGAAAAGAAAAAGACCAAACAACTAGAAAAAGAGATTGCTCGTTGTAACAATATTCAGATGGCACGGAAGATTCAACTTAATTCTGCTTACGGAAGTGTGGGAAATCAATATTTCAGATACTATAAGCTAGAAAATGCTGAGGCAATCACACTTTCAGGGCAGGTTGCGATTCGGTGGATTGAAAATAAACTCAATCAATACTTGAATAAAGTTCTAAAAACACAAGAGGTTGATTATGTTATTGCTTCAGATACTGATTCTGTCTATCTCAATATGGGTCCTTTGGTTGAATGTGTATACAAAGGAAGAGAGAAAACTACTCAAAGCATTGTTTCGTTCCTTGATAAGGTCTGTAAGGTGGAACTTGAAAAGTATATTGAAGGTTGCTACCAAGAACTGGCTGAGTATGTAAATGCCTATGATCAGAAGATGCAGATGAAGCGTGAGAATATTGCTGAGCGTGGAATCTGGACTGCTAAGAAAAGATACATTCTTAATGTTTGGGATAGTGAGGGTGTGCGATATGAAGAACCCAAACTCAAAATGATGGGTATTGAGGCAGTTAAATCTTCTACACCAGCACCTTGTCGTCAAATGATTAAGGACGGACTCAAGTTGATGATGAATGGCACTGAAGATGATGTGATTAAGTTTATTGATAAGTGTCGTGAAGAGTTTAAGAAACTTCCTCCAGAGCAAATTGCTTTCCCAAGAACTGCTTCTGATGTGCGTAAGTATCATTCTTCATCCACAATTTATGCCCACAAAACTCCTATTCATATTCGTGGAGCACTTCTATTCAATCATTATATAAAGGAGAAGAAACTTACGAATAAGTATTCATTGATTGGTAATGGTGAGAAAATCAAGTTTGTCTATTTGAAAAAACCAAATATCATTCAAGAGAATATTATCTCTTTTATTCAGGACTTTCCAAAGGAACTCGGTCTTGACAAATACATTGACTATGAATTACAATTTGAAAAGAGTTTTATTGACCCACTCAAGTCTATTCTTGATTCAATTGGGTGGAAAACTGAACATAAAATTAGTTTAGAGGATTTTTTCTCATAATGGAATTTTTAAAAGACTTAATAAAAGAGGTTGGGTGCGAATACGCCCAACTTGCGTCTGAAATCAAAGAAGATGAGACTTATGTAGATACTGGAAGTTATATCTTTAACGCACTTGTTTCTGGTAGTATTTTTGGTGGGGTATCTGGCAATAAGATCACTGCACTTGTTGGTGAATCTGGATGTGGAAAAACTTTTTATGCACTAGCAGTCGTTAAAAATTTCTTAGAGAATAATCCAGATGGATATTGTCTTTATTTTGACACTGAATCTGCCATTACAAAATCTCTATTAGAAAGTAGAGGTGTTGATATTAGTCGTGTTGTTGTTCTTAATGTCGTAACCGTAGAAGAGTTCAGGACAAAGGCATTAAAAGCGGTTGATATTTATCTTAAAAAAGATGAATCTGAAAGAAAATCTTGCATGTTTGTTCTAGATTCACTTGGAATGCTTTCAACTAACAAAGAGATTACTGATACTCTTGCTGAAAAGGATACGCGAGATATGACTAAATCTCAAGTTATTAAAGGAGCATTCCGTATGCTTACTCTCAAATTGGGTCAAGCAAATATTCCTATGATTGTTACCAATCATGTTTATGATTCGATGAGTATGTATTCTCCAAAAGAAATCTCCGGAGGATCAGGTTTGAAATATTCTGCATCAACAATTGTTTATCTATCAAAATCAAAAGAAAAGGATGGTAAGGAAGTTATTGGTGCTATAATAAAAGCGAAAACTTATAAGTCAAGGTTAAGTAAAGAAAATCAAGAAGTAGAGACTAGATTGTATTATGATGAGAGAGGTCTTGACCGATATTATGGTCTTCTCGAACTTGGTGAAGAAGCAGGAATGTGGAAGAATGTGGCAGGACGATATGAGATTAATGGTAAGAAAATTTATGGTAAGGAAATTCTAAAAAATCCAGACCAATATTTTACCGAAGAAGTAATGCAGCAACTTGATGCTGCCGCAAAACAACAATTCTCTTATGGATGAATTAAATGATTTTATTCACATTTACGAAAATGCTCTAGAGTCAAATATTTGCGATCTTTTGATTTCATTATTTGAGCAGATTTCTGATAAGCATGAAAGGTTTAAGAATGAAGGAAAACCTAATTTCACACAGTTTAATCTAACGGAGAATAAAGAAATTTCTTCAGAAGTAAATCAAATTCATAATCATGTCATTAAAAATGTATTTACTTACCGTGATAAGTATTATGAGTTTGTGGATAGCAGAGTATTTCCAAAAGATCATGCTTTTGAGCAGTTTCGTATAAAGAAGTATAATCCTGGTGGTGAGGATCGTTTTGATACTCATGTTGATGTGCTAGACTATCCATCAGCACGGAGATTTTTATCTTTTATGTGGTATCTAAATGATGTTGAAACTGGTGGAGAGACTGTCTTTAAAGATTTGACTATTCAACCCAAAAAGGGCACACTATTAATATTCCCACCACTTTGGTTGTTTCCACATAAAGGAAATGCTCCTATAAGTGAGTCCAAGTATATTATGAGCACATATTTACATTATAAGTAATGGAAAGAATTGAAACCACAATCCTTAGAAACCTGATATACAATGAAGATTACTCGCGTAAAGTCATTCCTTTCATACAACCAGATTATTTTGAGAGCAAATCCGAAAAGGTCATTTTTGAGGAGATTGTTCAGTTCATTGTCAAATATGGTTCGGCAATCACCATCGAAGCACTCAACATTGAGATAGAAAATCGCACAGACCTGACTGAAGATCAGGTAAAAGAAATCAGAGAAATTAATAAGTCTCTGAATGATTTTCCTGTTGAAAAGCAGTGGTTGCTTGACACTACAGAAAAGTGGTGTCGTGATCGTGCTATCTATCTGGCACTTATGGAATCAATCCATATTGCCGATGGAAACAATGAAAAAAAGAATCGTGATGCGATTCCTAGTATTCTTTCAGATGCCCTAGCAGTATCTTTCGATAATAATATTGGACACGATTATCTACAAAACTATGAAGAACGATATGCATATTATCATAAAAAAGAAAATCGACTTGAGTTTGATTTAGATTTTTTCAATAAAATTACAAATGGTGGCGTTCCCAATAAAACTCTCAATATTTTTCTTGCTGGAACTAATGTTGGAAAAACTTTAGCAATGTGTCACATGGCATCTTCTTTTTTGCTTCAATCTAAAAATGTTCTTTACATTACAATGGAAATGGCAGAAGAAGAAATTGCCAAAAGAATGGATGCCAATATGTTGAATGTTCCTATTAATCAATTGGATGACTTGCCAAAATCTATTTTTACAAATAAAGCATCTCAATTGGTGGAAAAAACAAAAGGAACTTTGATCATTAAAGAATATCCAACTGCATCTGCTCATAGTGGGCACTTTAAGGCACTTCTTAATGAGTTGGCACTTAAGAAATCATTCAAACCTGATGTGATTTTTATTGATTATATTAATATCTGTGCCTCATCAAGATTTCGTTCTGGAATGAATGCTAATTCTTATACAATCATCAAATCAATTGCGGAAGAACTTCGTGGTCTTGCTGTTGAGTTTGATGTTCCAATTTTCAGTGCTACACAGACGACCCGTAGCGGTTTTAGTTCTTCTGATGTTGAGATTACCGATACCTCAGAATCTTTTGGACTTCCCGCGACTGCGGATTTTCTTGTTGCATTAATCAGCACAGAAGAATTGGAACAACTTGGGCAGATTATGGTTAAACAATTAAAAAATCGTTATGGTGATAAATCCATTTATAAGAGATTTGTAATTGGAATTGATCGGGCAAAAATGCGTCTTTATGATTGTGAGCAGACTGCTCAAAAGGACATACTTGACTCTGGACAAGAAGACGAGTATAATGATTATGAAGACAAAAAACCTAAGAAAACATTTGAGGGATTTAAATTTTAATGGAAACCGCTAAACATGTTAATTTCGATAAGTATGCTGAGTTTGTGGATGCAGTAACATCTGACGCATCCAAAGACTTCCTTGCTTTGTCTGACCGCCTAGTTGCCCTTGATGAGAAAGGTGCAAATATTGAGAGACTCCTGACTGGAGCAGTAGGTGCTGCAGCAGAAAGTGGAGAATTGCTTGAAGTTGTAAAAAAACTTGTCTTTCAGGGGAAAAGTTGGAATGAAGAAACCAAGTTTCATATTCAAAGAGAATTGGGAGACCTGATGTGGTATGTTGCCCAAATTTGTATTGCTCTTGATACTCCTCTTGATGAGATTATTAAAATGAATATTGAAAAACTCTTAAAAAGATATCCAGAAGGATATTTTGATGCGTTTTATTCTGAAAATAGAGAGGAGGGTGATATTTGATATGAGAGGGTAGAAATACCCTCTTTTTTGTAGTTTCTAAATATTATAAATAATAATAGATATGTAAAAATAAAATGAAGTATATAATTTACGCATATGTAAATGAAGACGGGAAATTTTATTATATTGGAAGAGGGAGACCTGGAAGAGAAAAAGAAAATCATAAAAAATTAAAAGTCCCCTCAAAAGATAGAATATTAATCTTACATAAAAATTTATCTTTAATTGAAAGTGTTGACTACGAAAAAGCACTTATTCAATTTTATGGTAGGAAATGTGATGGTGGTATTTTAGAAAATAAAAGTATTGGAGGGCATAAAGGTGCATTAGGAGTTACTTCTTGGAATAAAGGTCTTAAATGCGGTTATGTTTCTGAAAATAATAGGAAAAGGAGAGGAGAATTACATCCTTTATATGGAAAACAAAGAAGTGAAGAAACTAAGAAAAAAATTTCTGAAAAAAATCTTGGTAAAAAAATGACCCAAGAACAAATTGAAAAATTAAAAAATAAATTGACTGGTAAATTGAAAACTGATAGTCATAAAAAAAATATAAGTAAGGGAAAGAGGGGAAAAAAACAAACAGAACAACATAGAAAGAATAATTCCATAAGTAAATGTAAGTATTTGTATGGATTAATTTCTCCAGAAGGAAATATAATTGAAATACAAAATTTAAGACAATTTAGTATAGAAAATGGTTTACCACATTCAAGCATTCATAAACTTTCCTCTGGAATTTATGATGAATATCGTGGGTGGAAACTTCTTTACAAAAAAGATAAACTGTGATAGTATTATACTATTAAGATGATGACCGATGACTAAAGAAAAACAAGTAATCCTTAAAATGGATGTTCGTTCTGCCGCTGCAGTTCGTCAAATTCTTTTTGATGCACAGAAAGGATATACTTATGATGAAGTGAGCATACCTCCTCGCATTATTGATATTCGTAATGTAATTCAAAGAATTGATGATAGTATTGGTGCTGTTCTCGGTGTATAATAAATATTTTAAAAAATGTCTTTGATTGGCAAAAGAAAAGGAAGACCAACTACAAGAATACAGTTTGATGCTATTCTTAAAAGATTTATTGTCTTCCTTAAAAGAGAACTTCGTTTAACATATGATATTCCATATGTGCTCATAGATGACTCTGATTTTGCCAAAAACAATATGACTTTTGGTATGATGAACAGGGAAGTGCTCTATATTAGTATTATTAATCGCCATCCTATTGATATTCTGAGGACAGTATCTCATGAGTTTGTTCATTATAAGCAAATTATGGATGGTAAAAGAATCTCATCGAATCCTGGAAGTCCTGCTGAAAATGAAGCAAATGCAAAGGCGGGTGAGATTATGAGAAAGTATGGAAAACTTCATCCAGAACTATTTGACCTAATGCCTATTAGGTAATTTTTTGGGGAATTAGTTAAACGGTATAACGGGTGCTTTGCAAGCACTTATTAGGAGTTCGATTCTCCTATTCTCCATATGCCCAAGTGGTGAAACTGGTATACACGCATGACTTAGGATCATGTGCTTCGGCGTGGAGGTTCGAGTCCTCTCTTGGGCATTAAAATAAATAAATAATTAACAATATAGTTGCAGTAAATACTTTTTACAAAAGTAGCAAGTAAATAATGAAAAAATTTAACCAATTCATATCGGAAGCAACCGCCGCGTCAGTTCAAGCAAAACGCCTTGGACTTGTTGGCGATGGGCATGGGGGGTGGTATAATAGGGCCACTGGTGAATTTGAGGCAAAGACCGTGGGTGGTCAATTGAAGTATTTCAACAAACGGCAGGTTATTGGTGGGAAAGATCCAAAACAAAGTGAATTTGAAAAAAAT